CCACTAATGAGAAGGCTTGTCGTCGATAGAATGAGTGCTAGGTTCTTCATTTTTCATTTCCTCATTTGCTAGTCGTAATATGTAGTAAATGATATACAAAACAAAGATAAGTCCTGGACCAAGAATCGCCATCACTCCCCAAGGAAATTCTTGAGGCATTAGAACTTACCTTCTACACAATAATCCGCTTTTTTATTTGGCGTATATTCCTTATGTCCTTCTTGGGGTTTCATCCACCCACACCCAATCAACCATTCCATCGTCATCGGAGTGGGTCTTACCTGCTCCCAGAGTGGTGCTTTGGCACACATTTCTAATCTTTGTGCAGTTACATTAGATTGTTCCTCTGCCCAGTTTGCATCTGCTTCCCAAGGCACGGCACGAGACATACCCATACTCTCATAAGCAAGACGAGTTGACTTCATCACCCAAGAAGGAATCTCGTTATCCTGATGAACCTGTGCCATAAAAGATGTTTTGAGTCCACCACCCATACAATCCTGAACGACATGCCATCCTTCGTGTCTCATCGTTCCTAGAAACTCTCTAGGGTCTTGAAGGAGAGATTCGTTTACATAAAACCTATTATACTCTGGTTTATACAGACCAACTGTTCTTGGTGTGAAATATCTTGGAGGAGCGACATAAACAGGAACTCCAAGTTTATCAAGTCCAGCAAGAATCTTTTGTATTTCCTCTCTGAACGCATCAAACTCTTTTCCTTTAATCAATGTAGAATCTACGGTAAGTTTTTCTACACCCTCAGTGCATTCCAATAAAATCATACAACCCATCGCTGCCAGACTATATGCTGGAACGGTGGGTTGTTTCTTAACTATTGTATTAGCACTTGTAGGTAATGCTAAAGATAATGACAGACTAATTGCTGTAAGAAGTTTTTTCATTCATTCCACCAACCTTCTTCTTTATGTATCCACACTTTTAGGTCTTTTACATACTTTCTTAAGGTTTCTGCTTGAGAGAGATGCCACTCATCACCTGTCATGAGATGCTGTCGCATATGTTCATCGACAGCATCCAGACACTTCTTAATTATCGGGTTCCAGGGTTCCCGAATAGGAGTGTTCCATTCTCTTGGCATAATACCTCATTTTTTCTTGCCACCATTTTTTGCTTTGTTAGCGTTGGCATTACCAGAATTCTGCTTTTTATTATTAGCAGAACCTGCTCCACCAGAACCTTTCTTACCTTTGTTTGCGGACTTTGCCATTATGCTCCACCAGTACGTGGTTGAACTTGTCCTTCTTCCAGAGCTTCTACTCTTGCTTCAAGAGTTGGTTCTGCAGCAACTTCTTCAGGTGCTGGTGGTTCTGGAGGAGCTTCTACAAACTCCTCTCTTTTTGGTTCTTCTTTCTTTTCATCTTCTTCATCACCACCTTTTTTCATTGTATTGATGCCAAAAGTAGCAGCAGATGCAGTGAAGACTGTTGCAATGAATGTTGGGTCCATCTTAGATAGAGTACCAGCATAACTTGCAGTAAGGAGAGCCGCAGACCAACCCAAAATACATATACGAATTAGTTGTCCCATAGCATTTTCGTTTTTCTTATTAGTCATCAGTCCGTGTGATGATATCCTTTATATTTAGGAATTAGAACCTAAATTTAACATTTGCGGACACTGCTGTGTTGCTCACACCATTATTAATCTGATGAACTCCTTGAATGCTGACGATTTCTTTATAGTCAAGAGTTGCTGATGCTTCAATCGCATTATCAGTTGCATAAGAACCTTCAACACTTACACCAAACAAGTTCTTTTTCTTACCACCGAAACGAGTTTCAAGTCTTAAACCTGCTTCACCAACATTATATGTTTCATTGACACCTTCAACACTTCTTGCTGATTGTGATGAACCAGTTTCCGTGAATGCGTTTCTCTTATAGTTGCGAATAGTATGCCCAACGAAAGGAGTTATGTTCTTATGAGCGTGAATGAATACTCTGTTGCTAACCCACCATTCTTGTCCAGCAGTCTGACTTTCGTTATTGAAAACTCCAGCAACATTTCTGGAAACATTGTAGTTGTTTTGAGCAAGACCAGCATTCGTCAGAAGTGATAAAGTATTACCTCTGAACATATTGAAGACACCATAGTGACCCTTCATCAGTTTGGAAGTGCTATCTGAACCATTCAGATTCAGAGTTACATTATTATACTGACCACCAATCGTCCAGGTTGGTTTGATATCAATTTCTACACCACCACCATAGATGAATGAAGTTCCAGAGTATCCATTCTCCCCTTGTGACCAGGCATAGTAGTTCTTGCTGAAGACTCTAACCTTTTCTTTTGATTGAGATGGTTCGTGGTTGAGAAGTCCTTGTAATGATTCACCCATCTTATCCATAACTTCGTGCTGATCTACACGACCATAGAAGTCAGCATATTCGTGTGAAGTCGCAACTGTGCTTGCTTGTGATGTGGTTACAACAGCAGTTCCATTTGTAACAACAGTTGAGTTATCACTATAAGTATCAGTTGTGACTGGTGTTGTGGTGGTGGTTGTAACAGAAGTGGTTGTTACATCAGTTTGAGTGTGACGATTAACTCTTTGTCTTCCATCATCTTCTGTTGCTGCGTGAATAACAGTTGTTGCGGATACTGGAGCAAGAACAGCGACCGATGAAACTACATTATTAACTGTGCTAGAACTGACCAGAGTTGGTGTTCCCCCAGTTTCGTAAATGTCTAGAACACCATTCTGGTTAGCATCACCAGAAAGTGCTGCTGCTGAAAGACTTACGGTGCTGGAAAGAATCACACTATCCATAGGCATCCAGTTGACTGTTGGAGACCCAGCAGCATTATATGTGAATTGATAATCACCAGCAGAAAGTCCAGTAAAAGTTACACCTTGCCAAGCATATGATGTTTGTATGTTGGTATCATAGGGAACTAATGTAGAACCATTGGAAGTAAAATAATTTGTTCCAGGAATCAATCCGTCTGGTGTTGTTGCTGACAGTAAAGACCAGTTTACAGTTGTCGCAGAAAAAGCAGTTCCGTTGATACCTTGTAAGGTTAAAGTTCCTTCATTAAAGTTAGTTCCTGGATGCCAGTTACCATACCAGAATGTAACTGACCCGTTGCCCCCACCAACATATCCTATAGAGTTGGTGTGTGCTAATGCTGCTGTTGGCACTCCAAGAAGAAGCGCAGACGCTGCAGCCAGCGCCTTTTGCGTTAAGGTGGACATAAAAATACAGTGAGTTTGTGGTTTGAGATTCCCTAGAACCTACAAATCACAACTCACTGTGGTGAAGTTGTTTTCAACTCAATGGTTGAAACTATTTATTACTCTTCTGTTGTTTCTGCTTCTTCTGTTACAGGTTCTTCAGTTTCTGCAGGTGCTTCGCTTGGAATAGGAACTCCAATTTGATTCAAATATTCGATTGCACCTTGAACTTTCAAAAATAAATCTCTTTTAGAAGATGATTGCTCCTGTAAGTTTGCCAAATCAGAACTCAATTGTTTTGCCTGATTATACAGGTTTAACATATGAGATGTTTGTTCTTCCGTAGCCATAATTTTTAATAGAAAATAATTTTCACACTATTTATCCTTTTTTCCAGGACTCACCTTCTGCTTTTCTTCTACGGGCAAGTCCTGCTTCTACATTTGAACCAGGATTGCGATAAAGGAATAAAGCATCAGGAACTTGGTCCCACTCTTTATTCTTCAGGCGTTTAGTAATAGTATTAAAGTTATCACCACCGTAAAAACCGGCACCAAGATTATAAGCAAAGCTGAGCAGAGCTCCTCTTTTCCCATCTGACATTTCTCCCCAAAAAGGTATTTTACGAAGTGCAGGAAGAAACTCTTTCTTGCACTGCTCAATGAGAAGTGCATCTGCTTCTGCCTGTGTTAATGTGTCACCCATTTTAAATGGTGAACCATCTTTCTTACGAGTGGAACCCCAACCGATTGTAATTGGAAGTCCACCCGTGAGAGGGTCGGGATATGCCTTAAGATGACATCCTTCAAACTCCTTAATTAATTTGATGCCCATCATTGGGACATCATCACCACCTGTTACAGGAGCTGCAGCAGCAGGGGTCACTGGTGCAGCACTAGTCTTTTTTCCGCGAAAGATCTCCGCCCAATCAGCATTATCTTCCAGATATTTAACTGGTAGATTATCTTCTAACCACTGAACTGCCTTGACATGATTTGGATTTCTTTCATCATAGAACTGAAAGAAATTATGTAGATCAATTTTTGCCATTGTTGCCTCCGAAGTATTTTTGATAAAGTTGATTTGCTTCCACGTGCTTGCCGTGATTTGTCAGATCTTTAATTCTTTGTAAGATCTTCCTCTTAAAATTAATCGAAAATTCTTCCCCATCCATCGTTTCCTCCTGGACACCAGCGGTGCTTAAGAACTGCTTTGGTGTAAATGGTCTTCTTACCATTTGTTACTGGACCAGTATAATTATCATTTAATGAACCATAAGGATCATTTACAAAATATCCCTTTCCGTCTGGGGTTTTACCAATGACGACACACATATGCCCACCAGTAGGAGCAGATAAAGAACCCCTATGCAAGATACCAATAACAACAGGTTTCCCAGCATCGAGACTTTTATCAACGTCAGCAAAAGAAAGATTGTAACTAAAGTGTGACTTAACTCCATAACCTGCAAGTACCTTCGTTTGTACCGCATGGTCCGTAGTATCGCCAATCGCAAATACTTTCTTAACGTATTCGTCATCGCCTTTAATTGAACCTGGCTTAAGGAATGCCAAGCACATTGCACACGATGAACTATTGCAAGTTCTATGTGCATCTCTGTAGTTATCTACTTGGTTGAAATAAGGAACTTCTAGAACAGCAGGTGTAGGTGGCTTGGTTCTATACATTCCAATCCAATCAGTTTCTGCATCATCCAGAAACTCAGCAGGTAGGTTATCCTCTAACCATTGAACTGCTGCAACATGGTTTGAATTCTTTTCGTCGTAAAATTTAAAAAAATTGTGAAGGTCTAGTGTCATCTCCCTCTCCTATGAACTCTAATGAGAAAATATCATGATCTAGAATTTCTGGATTCAACCATTCACTAAATTCAGATTGAATCGCATGGGCATCTTCAATGTTCTTTTCACAGAGAGTATGAATGCGGTCAACTGCCCAATCATGTGTTTGGCGAAGAGTCTTTTCCAAAGTTTCCATAATCTTTTCGCATATAGCGTCCTAGGATATTACTATTGTAATACGCAGGCGTTCCATCGTCAAGAGACTCGATCAACACATTATTTAGGAAAAGCTGTTTGGTTTCTTCGTAGTTGCATTGTCCTTTTGTTTTGTGGAGGCTAAGGATTGTTCTGCTAAACAAATTTTTTCCCCAAAGCTTAACGTCATCTTTGAGTTCAGGACAGGAGCCGTAATATGCTTTCCAATCGGACTCTGACTTAACCTTTCTAGATTTTCCTCTTGGTGTGCGGAAAGACCAGAAATACTTTCTACCAATATAACTACGACCAGTTTTATCGCAGTGTATATGATAAACAAAACCAAAATGATCTTGAATATGATCTGAATCAAATACTTCCCCATTGTAGAGCCAGGGATTTTCATAACTCATATTAAAGTATCTTATGAGCTATTATTTATCTTCAACGCTAGCAAAGCGATTCTAGCAATAAAAAAGGGGGTTTGTCAATCCCCCCATTTTTTAAGTTTAATAATTTGAGATCAGGCAGGAGGAAGTTTTACTGGATTTGGTCCAGTCATACGATCATAGATTTTTTGTGCTCTAGGGTCCTTTAACTTTTGTCCTTTGTCCCAAGTTGCTTTTTGTGCTGTATTCATTGGAACTTCTTGCTCAAGAATAGACTGAACCATCTCCTCATTCATTTGAGACATGACATATAGTGCTTCAGCATTAGTATCGGCATGTCCATTGGTGATGAGATATTCAAGAACTAAATCCCAATTATCCATTTCATAATGTGCCTTTTGAACGGGAAGAGATGCTCCCGAACCACCCATCCTCTTAATCGCAGCACCAGCAGCACCTGACTCTGGACCAGAAGTTCTATCTCTTAATTCAGTTGCTTTATTAATTTTTTGCTGCTGTCTATGTCCTGCTGGATTAATATCAAAACTTGCCTCATCAACCATTTTACCTTCTGGTTCAAAAGAATTTCTCAGACTATCAATTGCTTTCTGAGTCTGTTGATTTCTCTGTTGTAGTTTACCAGCAACGCCTTTTGCTTTATCATAAACTTGTTTGCCAGCAAGAGCTGTCCCAGCAGCAAGAGCTGCTCTAACGCCAAGACCTACTAGTGGTGCCATCTCATCAACTTGCTGAACATCTTCACCAAGTCTTGAAGCGGCTCCTGCTGCCTTCTGAGCGACCTTTCCAACCGCCCCTGCTGCCTTACGGAGACCCTTTCCAATCAGACTCTTAACACCACTCTTGACTTGCTCTTTCTTCTTCTGAGCGCCGTAGGAGATCTTGTGAGTGGCAGTTCTTGCTGCTCTTCTAGCGGTGTCCTTAGCGACTGAGGCAGCGATACTAGCACCTGCAGCTGCACCTGCTGCCTTTGCCTTAGCGCGTCCTACAGCGGTCTTTACTGCTGCTTTACGGGCTGCTGCTTTCTTTTCACCAACCTTAGTCTTTGCTCTTTCACGTCTTTGCTCTGGGCTTTCAGTATCACTACCATAAGTGACTTTTGCCTCATCGATGAATAAAAACGCTGCGTTCTCTACAGCAGTGGCTGCCTCATCAAGAGTGTATCCAAACTCCACACACTCTTCAACAAGTTCTTCTACGATCTCTTCAATCATTTCACATGAGATTCCATCTGCTTCTTCATAGATGTCTTGATAAGAATCATATAATGCTTTTAAATCAGATCCTAACATTTTTATACTTACAGGAATTCCTGTGAATATTTATAAAAAAAGAGGGTCCAAAGACCCTCATTTCACATCATCATTACATTTACCCAACCATTCTTTTTTGTAATCATAATCACCAAACAAGTATTCATCACATTCTGCTGCTTCCTGGTATGCGTTCAGGATTGCCTGTTCGCACCATTCATCATAGTTGGAATCCTGAGAAAGTATCTTTGGTAACATCTTGTTTAATCCCCCCTACAATGTATGATTCAACTTCCGTTTCCTGTGGTGCCACTTGGAGACCCTTGGAGGAAATCCAGTGCTCAGTCCAGGGGAGTGGATTATTCTTCGCAGGGATATCATAAAGTGGTTTCAGTCCAATCGCCTTCATTCTACGATTCGCAATCCATTCGACATATTGTTGTAGCAATTTGTCATTCAGACCGATCATAGAACCATCCTTAAACAGATACTCTGCCCAAAGTTTTTCTTGATTTACAGCGTTCTCAAAAGTTTTATAGAACCATTGATCCTCTTCCTTGGCAATTTGCGCCATCTCAGGATCATCACCTTCCTTCCACTTATTAAGAATATTTTGAGTGATAACCAGATGCTGATTTTCATCACGGGCAATCAGTGAGATGATCTTTGCACTTCCCTCCATAAGCTTGAGTTCGCCAAATGCAAAACTACAAGCGAAGCTGACGTAAAAGCGAATACCTTCAAGAATATTAACGTTTGCAACTGCTCTGAAAAGTTTTCTTTTGAGTTCATACCTTGCTTCTTTTGCGTAGGGTACTTGTTCCAAAGCATGGACCCACTCATTTGAATTATCGTAGTGATGAGCACTATTGATGAAATCGTTATATGCCTGAGTGACACTCACGGCACGTTCCATAATGCGGTCTTCTCTGAGAATAGTATCAAAAACTTCAGATGGGTCTGAGTAAACATTCTTGATGATATAAGTGTATGAACGGGAATGGATCATCTCCATAAACTCCCATACCTTCATACAAGCTTCCAGTTCAGGAAGTGAGCAATATGGTGCAAATGCCATACCAGGACCACGACCCTGAACTGAGTCCAACATTACCTGATACTTCAGGTTGCTGGTGAAGATGTGTTTTTGCTCTGGGCGTAGCATATGATAATCGCTACGATCTTTTTGAAGAGATACCTCTTCGGGTCTCCAGAAATAACCCAGTTGCTGTGTTGTTAGTTTATCGAATATTGGATACTTGTAAGAGTCATATCTTTGAATTCCTAGTGGTTGTCCAAAAAACATTGGTTGCTTTTTGGTGTCTACCTCATTGGAATTAAAAACGGTCATCGATTCGACCATTTTTTTATCCTCCAAACCTGTTTTAAATCTTACAAGACTCACAATCTTCCTCCTCTGATTCTAGAATATCGGAAACTAAATTTTCAAGAGACTGACGGGTTTCTTCAACCTCATCATTCTTCATGTCGTGTGTATTTTGATAGTAGCTGGTTTTCCAACCGTACTTATATGTAGTCAAAAGGTCCTGTGCCATCACTGAAGTAGGAACTTCATTATCTGGGTAATGCTCTGGATTATAGGACCAGTTTCCAGAAATCGCTTGATCGAAGAATTTTTGCATAACAGCAACAATATGAATATACCCGCGATTGCTAGGCATATCCCAGAGCAGCGTATAATTGTTCTTAAGTGTTTGATACTGGGGAACAATCTGCTTGAGTGGACCTTTCTTGGACTTCTTAATGGACAAGTATCCGCGAGGTGGTTCGATTCCGTTGGTTGCGTTTGACACAACGGAACTGCTCTCCGATGGCATCTGTGCGGACAATGTTGAGTTCCGTACCCCGTATTGTAGAACCTGTGCTCTAAGAGACTCCCAATCATACTTCAATTCGTTTGGAACGATTTCATCCACATCCTTCTTGTATGTATCAATCGGCAGAATCCCCTGTCCATACTTGGTACGATGTGAATATTCACATGCACCTTTTTCCTTAGCAAGATTGACCGTTGCCTGAATCAAATAATATTGGAATGCTTCTGTGAGATCGTGTACCAGTTTCCAGGCACCAGGATCATCGTAATGCTCGCCGTGCTTGGCGAGATAGTGTGCCAAACCAATAAACCCTACCCCAAGTGAACGACGCGCCCTGGTGGCGATTTCTGCTGCTCTGACGGGGTATCCTTGAAAATCAATGAGTTCATCAAGACTCCTAACAGCAAGATCGCAAAGAACTTGAAGATCCTCAAGCTCCCTAACTTTACCAACATTAATAGCAGAAAGAATGCAAAGAGCAATTTCACCATCAGTATCATCAATATGCTGCAAAGGTTTGGTTGGTAGAGTAATCTCTTGGCACAAATTGCTCATCTCAACTTTATCTAGGAAGGAAGAATGGGAATTGCAATGGTCAATGTTCATAATGTAGAGACGACCAGTTTCGGCACGTTCTTTCAGGAGTGAAAGAAATAGTTCTTGAGCTGCGATAGTTTTTCTTGGAATAGACTCATCTCGTTCATAACGAACATACAACTCGTCAAATCCATCAGTACCAAAAGCATCATACAGACCAGGAACGGAGTGAGGAGAGAAGAGTGAGATTTCTCCGTTTTGAATGAATCGTTCATAGAAGAGTTTGCTAGTTTGAATAGAGTAATCTAGTTTACGGACACGATTATCTTCAGTTCCTTTGTTGTTCTTTAGAACAAGGATGTCTTCTATTTCTTGGTGCCAGATAGGAAAGTGGACTGTAGCTGAACCACCTCTGATCCCGTTTTGAGTGCAGCATCGTACAGTTGCCTCAAACTTTTTAAGGAAGGGGACAACGCCTGTGTGTTGTACTTCTCCACCACGGATTTTGCTGTTGATGCCACGGATGCGACCTGCATTGATACCGATACCCGCCCTTTGTGCAACATATCTGCCAATAGCCATATCGCTAGTAAAGATACTATCGAGGGTGTCATCAACATCAACAAGGACACAGCTAGCGTATTGTCTAAGTGGCGTTCGCACTCCTGCCATGATGGGGGTCGGAATGTTGATTTTGTGCTTTGAGATTGCATCGTAATACCTTCTAACGTAGTCTAAACGTGTTTCCTTAGGATACTTGGAGAAGATGGTTGCCGCAATCAAAAGGTACATAAATTGTGGCGTTTCGTAAAGTGCCCCAGTGCTTCTATCCTGCACAAGATACTTATCAACGACTTGACGTAGACCTGCATAAGTGAACAGATAGTCACGGCTATGATCAACAAACGACTCAAGTTTATCAAACTCTTCATCAGAATACATTGTCAGAATCTCAGAGTCATAGACACCCCTACCAACACAACGCTCTACATGCTGCTTGACGGTAGGGCATTCATGCATTCTACCAAACAACTGCTTACGAAGGGCAAACAGCAGCAGACGGGCAGCAACGAACTGATAATTTGGGTGGTCCAGGTCAATCAGGTCAGAAGCAGAACGAATCAAAATCTCCTGAATCTCTGCGGTAGTAATTCCATCATAAAATTGGATACCAGACTGCATCTCAACCTGTGATGCAGATACATTTGCGAGGTCCTTACACGCCTCTTCCACCATAACATGGAGTTTGTTTAAATCAAGGGGTTCAGTTTTACCATTTCTCTTAACGACTTTCGTTCCGTTGCTCATATTTTTTTCCAGTTGTTAAACTTAATTTTCGCTTCTAAAGCTGAGTAGGTATTTGATTTTAACACATCCATAACATTATGTCCAGCGAGCACCATATCATTGATATCTTTTTGCTCAATGGATGTTGGCCAAATAATCACCTTGTCGCCTCTATTGATGGTTTTTTCGATTCGGTTGACGATTTCTCGATTGCGAGGTTCGTTATCAAAAACGTAAATATAATCGTCCCAACCAAACGACCCAATATCAACGTCGGACCCACACATAGCAACAGCATTTTGTACAAACGTGGAGTCGAAGGGTCCCTCAACAATGTAAATGGGTTTCGAAGAATCCACTTGGTCAAGACCATAAATCTTCGGGGCATCATCAGAAAGCATCACAGT